AAAACATCACTGGTGCGTACTCTGGACATGGACAAGACTTTGTTCATGGACTTAGAGGCCGGTGATGCCGCCATTGAGGGCTGTGAAGTCGATGTCATTAGACCGCGCACTTGGCAAGAGTGCCGAGACTTTGCATGCTTCCTCGGTGGCGGGAACCCCGCTCTGAATGATGACTCTCCATATAGTGAGGCTCACTTTGAGTATGTGCGCCAAATGTATGGGGACCCAGCCGCTGTGCTGGAAAAATATGATACTATTTTTATTGATAGTATCACTGTTGCTGGTCGGCTGTGCTTCACGCACAACCAAAATCAGCCAGAGGCCAGATCAGATCGCACAGGCAAGCTAGACACTCGCGCAGTGTATGGCGCACAAGGCCGTGAGATGATGCAATGGCTAACTCAGCTTCAGCATATTCGTGAAAAGAATGTCGTCTTTGTCGGCATCCTTGACGAGAAGACTGATGACTATGGTCGCCAGACATATGACCTACAGATCGAAGGATCAAAGACAGGTCGTGAGCTTCCCGGCATTGTCGATGAAGTTATCACTATGGCGACGCTTACGTCAGACGAAGGCAATATGTTCCGTGCCTTTGTCTGTCACACTCTCAATCAATGGGGCTATCCAGCAAAGGATCGTAGCGGTAGACTTGATGCTATCGAAGAACCCCACCTCGGCAAGCTATTTGAGAAAATGTCAGGGCCTCGCCCAGAAGGCATGCAGTTTGTCGATCCCTCAACGGTCAATCTTGCAGAAGGAGAAAACTGACCATGCTTGATCTTAATAACGTTCCGTATTCTGATGACGGGCCGCGTGACTTTGAATTGCTCCCAGATGGGACTGTTGTTCGCGCTTTTGTCAAACTTACTGGTGGAGACTATGAGCTTCCCGAGTTTGGTGGTGGCACTTACTTTAAGTCGTCGCAAAGTGGTGCTAAGTGGATGCCTATCGAATTGACCATCGTAGGTGGTCCGTATGATAAGCGTAAAGTCTGGCAGAATATTTTTGTCGATGGTGCCAAGACGGACCAGAACGGCTTCTCTATTGCTAAGCGTATCGGCCTCGAAACCATCAAGAAGATGGTGGACAGCCACTTTGCCTTGAGCATGAAGGACGCATCTCCAGAGGCCGCACAGAAGCGCGGCAGCATCAATGGGGTACACATGCTGAACGGCATGCAGATTTGCTTCAAGGTCGGCATTGAGAAGGGTAACAATGGATACCCTGATAAGAACAAGATTAAGACTATCTTGACGCAAGACTCGCAGGAGTTTATTGCAGGGGACGCTATGGCAACGGCAGCCCCGGTAGCCACCCCTACGCCACAAGCAGCCCCTGCGCCTAGCGCACCGGCTGGCACAGCTACAGCGGGGGTAACACCGACATGGGCGCGTTAAACTTTATTAGGTCATTCTTTGGCGGCAACCCTCGTGAGGTCGTCAAACTCGGCAAGGGGGGAGCCGGGGCCGTAAATCCCCCCACCATCGTCAAGCTTCCTGAAACTTTTCAGATGCCTAAATTCTGTCGCGCAACCTTTCTTATGATCGCTCGTAAGAAGGGGGCTACAGTCTCTGAAATCGCGGAGAAGACAGGCAAAACCAAAGGCACGATCTATCAAGAGATTGCTCTAATCAAGAAGAGCGGGATCGAAATTGTTCGTGCTTACGAAAAGCCAGCGTATAGGTTTCGGGTAGGCTAACATGTTGCTCCGTCCGTATCAGGAGGTAGCAATCAATGACGCCGCTGATGCTCTGGACAAACATGGCAATACACTCGTAGTCGCTCCCACTGGAGCCGGAAAGACAATCATGCTTTCCGCTCTGGTGGGTAAGCGCCGTGGTGTGTCCAAAGATGTTTTGATCCTACAGCATCGTGACGAGTTGGTTTCACAAAACTCCACGAAATTTCAACGTGTGAACCCTGAACTGTCCGCAAGTTACGTTAACGCTTCACAAAAAGATTGGGGCGGCGACGCAGTATTTGCGATGGTTCAAACTCTTTCACGCCACAACAACCTTGAGCGTATGCCAAAGGTTGATCTTATTGTTGTGGATGAGGCGCATCACACTGTAGCCGACACATATCAACGTATCATTAATGCCGCTAAGAAGGCCAATGAGGGGGTGCAAGTCGTTGGCTTTACCGCTACCCCCAACCGTGGTGACAAGAAGGGTCTGCGGGACGTATTTACGAACTGTAGTCACCAGATCGAAATCGCCACATTGATCCGTGAGGGCTTTCTTGTGCCACCTAAGACATTCGTTGTGGATGTCGGGGTGCAAGATGAATTGCGTGATGTGCGCAAGACTGCATCTGACTTTGACATGGCAGATGTCGAAAAGATTATGAACCGCCGCGCTATCAACAAGCGCGTGGTTGAGGAGTGGTTAGACAAGGCCGGGGATCGTAAGACCATCGTGTTTTGTTCAACCATTCGTCACGCAGAAGATGTATGCGAAGAGTTTGTTGAGCAGGGCGTTACCGCTCATGTTGTTACAGGCAATACCCCATCTGATGAACGTGAGGAGATTCTACACGATCTCGCGCATGGTGAGACGCAAGTGGTGGTAAATGTCGCTGTCCTGACCGAAGGGTTCGATGCGCCGCCTGTATCTTGTGTAGTGCTGACAAGGCCATGCTCATATAAGTCCACAATGGTTCAGATGATCGGGCGTGGTCTGCGCACGGTTGATCAAGAAGAGTTTCCCGGCGTTGTAAAGACTGACTGCATCGTCATGGACTTTGGAACGTCTGTCCTGACGCATGGATCATTGGATGACTCTGTGGATCTTGACGGCGCTGGTGAAGCGACGGCTGGTGACGCGCCAGAAAAGGTTTGCCCAGAATGTGACTCAATCGTGCCGCTAGGCGTTCGTGAGTGTCCGTTCTGTGGTTATATGTTTGAGGGGGCAGACTCTGATCCTCTCGACAATTTTGAGATGACCGAAGTCGATCTGATGGAACGTTCTCCGTTTAGATGGGTAGATTTGTTCGGGAATCAGGCATGTCTCGCAGCTACCGGGTTTAATTGTTTCGCTTTGATCGCAGAGGTCGATGGCACATCTATGGCTGTCACGAAGAAAACAAACGGTAGGGTTAGGCTGATCTCTGTTGGATCGAAGCGTCAGGTGATGGCCGCAGCAGATGACTATATGAGGCAGCACGAAACAGGTGACTCGGCCAAGAAAACGAAGCGTTGGTTGAATGATCCTGTGAGCGACAAACAGCGCAGTGCTTTAGGGCAGCGTGGTGTACAGATCAGTCCGATTGACTTCTCTTGGACTAAATATAGGGCAGCTTGTATGCTGAATTATGTGTGGAATAAGCAATTTGTGGACCGGATTGTGTACGACATTATGTCAGATATGGATAAGTCAGCATGACAAGAGGCGAAGTTACTTTCGTATTTCACAGACATTCCGGGGAGGGGGTTCAGACCACTTGCTTTATGAATTTTCGTGACCCGGAAGATTTGGAATCCATTCAGATAAAGGTGATCGAAGCTGTAAATGATTTTACAGAAGGCAAAGAAGATCAGTTTAAGTGTGTGACTGTCGTGGTCGATATCGCTGAATGTGACCACTACCTGACCGCGATGGTTGTATTTAATGAGGAGGGCGAAGAATGGGAGAACATGATGGGAGCGCACGAAATGTCAGGGACAATCCACTGAAACATTTCGCATCCATGATAGGGCAGATTGGATGGGGGAAAAAGTTGAACGAGCTATCCGAAGATGAAGTGATTGGGATGATACTAATCGCTAAAAGCGTGAAGGGGCTAGAAGATGTCTACAGCGAACCTTACCTTGCAGAGCTATTTGAACGGTACGGTGGTCATCCCAGAGTCGAAGCCAGAGATATCCCCTTCTGAAGACGCAGCGGCAATCATTAAAGAGTTAGATCGGGCTGTCATTGAGAAAGAGCGTAAGCAACCAGAACGCAAGTATCTGGGCGCTTCTTCTCTCGGTGATCCGTGCGCTCGTAAACTTCAGTATAGATACATGGGTCAGCAGAAAGATGCTGACAAAGATTTCCCTGCG